AACACAATACGAGCGGTCATGCCTTTAGTAACTGGAAATGACGCGCCTAACTCGTACCAAACTTGATCGGCTGTAAAACGTGGCAACATACGCGCCATTTTGCGTATCGCGTTATCTACCTGCGTTTGTTGTTGCGGTGTCCATTTGGCGTTGGCGCTGGCTTGGCTCTCGACCATTGCAACACGCATACGGTGTCGTTCGTGTTTAGTTAGCACGGTGCGCCCACCTCTCAAGTCGGCTGACCTCTGCGTCACGCTCTTTTACACGCTCGTCAAGATCGGTAATGATGCTCAACAGATATTTAATTTCAATGCGTGTTTGGTTTAGTACGTCAATCAGTTCAGCGTCGTCTAAAACGTTGCGGTCGTCAATCTCGTGCTGGATTGCTCGTAACGTGCTACGCGCTGCCAATTCCCAAGGCTGACATATCGGCACTTTATTTTGTGTGATCTGTTCCATGACGTGTTTAAGCGCTTGAAATTGTGGGTCGTTAGTAAAATCATTAGACATTTGACGACCACCCGTTCAACAATGCTTTTAATTGTTTTGCGGTGCAAACTGTTGACAACGCGCCAACTAATGCTTCAACGGCATTATCGCCGTAACGCTGTCGAGCGACTTTGCTCAATCCGTTTATTACTTCAATCTCTGCTTTGATGTTCTCGGTCATCTCTTGCCTTTCGTTTGTTGGATACTGACATTATCAGGTAGGTGTACGCCGTCAAGACGGTTGCCAAAAACAAGTGTTTTAGAGTGACCATGCACGCCAGCCATTCGAGTATCTAAAGATCGCTAACGCGCTACGCAAATTGTCCTCTAAGTCAAACAGATCGTCGCACGTGCCTAGCAGGCCGTATGCCTGCAAGTAGCCGTTTGCGTAGTACGACGACGGTTTGCACCAAAAGTAGTTAATCTGCATTACCCCGGCTGACCCGCCGTTCGGGTCGGTTGGGTTAAACGCTGCAGGGTTGCAACGGCTCTCGCGGTAAGCGATCGCAACAAGTTGTGTCAGGTCTTGTTCAGCCCAACCGACGTGTCGAGCCATGTTAAACACGGTCTGACACGCGTCAGGTTGCGTTATAGGCGTAGTTACAGGCACGGTGCTAGTAGTGCTAGGTATGTCAACTGGTCGGCCGTAGCCCTCAAATACCTCGGGTTGTCTGACTGCTAGATCGTCGGCTGTTGGGGCAGGCGGCGGTGTCAAAATAAATATTGACGTGACGCTAATAAATAGCGATATTGCGATTTTGCTGATGAGTGTCATAGTGACCTACTTTCTCGGTAGGTGACCAGCCTAAACAGGTTTTGTTGCCTCTGTCGGTGATACCCCGAAAACGGCTTGCCAGCGCTGTTTTGCGATGATCAGGTCATTGGCAACGTGCGGGTCAATCTCTATGTGATACCAGTCGCCCTGCTCGACACTCGGTAGCGGCTGCCATGTGCCACGATCGCATTTCCATGACCGTTGCATTGCGTAGTCAATCACAAGTTGTATTCCTAAATGATCTGCGTTCTCTAAACATTTGACAATAAACGCTAGTGACGCTTTGCGGCCGTCTGCTTTGCCAAGTTTTTTTTGGTTTAGCCAACGGTACGACAAGTCCATTGCCAGCCCTCGAGCATGATTGCTGATCGTGCCGGGTCTGTTGCGTACGTCGCGTACTACCCATGTGCCGTTATTCCACAACGCGCCGTCGCTGTGTTTGCAGGCAAGTCGCGCCCATTCCGCTGTACCTGCTAACGCAGACTTTACGACTGGCTGTTGCGTAACTATGTAAGCGCGATTCGGCATTGTTATTTAGTTTGTTTTTTTATGCCATTAGACGCAACAATGCCTGACAACGTGCCAGTCAAAAACACAACAATAGTTGACATCAGGTCAATAAAAGCCGCGTCGTTTGGTGCTTGTTTTTCAGGTTGCGACACAAACAACAGGCCGTAAGTCATGCCTAAAACTATCGTGCTAAAAACTATTGCTAGTAGTACGCCTACGGTGACGATCATGCGTGCGTGTAGTTCGTCTGCTGTGTATCTGTGTCGAGTCATGGTGTTATGCCGCATCGGTCAGGCACGTTGCAGTTATCTAGCGTCATGTTTTTGACCCGTGATTTGACGGTGAGTGTGTTGTCGCGTGTTGTTTCGCAAGCGGTCAACATAAGTATTAATGCGAATAAGCCGTATCGCATCGCATTGCTACGGGGCTGGCGGGTACGGGTTTGCGTCTTTTACGGCTTGCACGGCTGCTTCCCACGCTGCTTGCGTGTTTGTGCCGCGTTGCCACTCAAAAAATATGCCGTCTGATTGTGCTTCGTATTGTGTTCGGCGTGTTGCTTCAACTTGTGCAACTTGATTGTCATAGTTAACGGTCGGCCATTGTGCGTCTAGTTCGGCTTGTGTAGGTTTTGGGCTTTCGCTAAACCAAATTAAACCAGAATAATCTGTACCGTTTAACGACCATTGTTTGTTTGGGTAGTTTGATATTAAAATTAGTGCGTAGTCGATCATACGAGAACCTCGCTAACTGTGATCGTTGATGACGTACCAAAGAACGCGCTTTGGCCTCTACGGTTTACAAACAAAACGCCGCTTTCACAAATGCCTTGAATTTTGTAAGTTGTTGCGCTAGTTGTTGCCGGGCTATCCAAAAAAGTTATTGCACAACTAAAAGCGCTCGACGAGTAACTGTCTGAAACCATTGCAAAACCGTTTATGTTTGAACCCGCCGTGCTTACGGCAATATCTGTTGCGCCTCGAACTAATTTGAAAACGCCGTTTCCTGACGTGCCTTGCGAGCCTGACAAAGTAACAGTTACTAAAACTTTGCTTGTCGCTAAAGTTGGCGTGATAGCCACACTTAACCCAGTTATATCGGTGTAACTTGTTGACGATGTGCTAAACGCACTCAATAGAGATGTGCTTACAACTTGTCCTATTTTTGTGCCGCTACCACTATCTGACGGATAAAAAATGCTCACGCCTGCGCTAGTGAAATAAAGTATCCCGCTACCGTTTTGCGGAATAGCCAACGACCCAGCCGTAGAAACCGTTGCCGTGCCAGCCGTAACCGTGCAAACGCCCGTAGAAATGTTTTGCAAAATTAAGGTATCGCCAGCACTAAACAAACTTGTATTGACCGTGATCGTCGTAGCGCTAGCCGAGTTCATAACAACTCGAGTGCCTTTGTCGGCGGCGACAAGCGTGTAGCTAGCCGTTTTTGTGCTAACTGTTTGGTTGTAATCGTTTGCCTGCACCGCGTTCATTTGCGCTGCCGTCAAAATTTGACCGCTAGTAAAAGTTGTTAATGCCATAGTGACCTTACTTTACATCAAGCAAGCGCGTTGTTTGTGTTTATAGTGCCAAACAAAACGTCATCTAAAATAAGGTCATTTAACACGATTGTGTCGCTGGTATAGACCGTAACTCTGTGGCCAGTAATAACGTTTATGTCGTGCTCAATGCCCTCAACTGCCAAATCTTGTGTTTTAGATAGCGGCGAGCCAGTCGTATAAGTCTTAGTAATCTGTACGGTTTCGCCAATGTCAATCGGTGCTAACAAGTTTTTTTGTGGCGTAGTCAAACTTGCAAACGTGGTGCTTATAGACGTAAACCTAGGTGTCGGTGTACCCTCAAGCAAATAGTTAGCCAACGTCAAAGCCTCGGCGTTGTTCTGCAACAAACTGTCTGTAATCGTCAGCGCCTGCACAAAATATTCTGCGATGCTTGCAGCGTCAGTAGCGATCTGTGGCGTACCACCTGACTCAATTTCTACGGTTGCGGTGTTAATAACTAACTGTTGGTCATATTCGACCCCTATGCCGTCGTAAGCGGTAGCCGTGCCTGTGTCGTCAAAAGTTACGGTCGGCGCGCCAAGTGTTGTGCCTATGCGCGGTTGCATTGTGAGCGTGTTTTCGCGGTCACAAAAAATGCGACCTTGTTCGGCTTGGTTTATGCGGTTTACATACTGGTTGACGTTTGCGCCTTCTCCGATAGTAAACGCGCCGAGTGTCGCAGTAGGTGACGCAGTAATGTTTGTTGTGCCTGTGTACGGCACAAGCGCCAAAACAGTTGCCAGTCGAGCGGCCGACGTTTGAACACTTGTAGCGGTGCTAGGCAAAGTTGCTTGCGCCAACGTATAAATGTCATCTGCAGCCGACACAACGTACTGTGTCAATCCGCCTAAAACGTATTGTTGTTGGTAGCCAGTTACTTTGCCAACAAACAAATACTCGCCTTCGCGCGACAAACGTATCGGTCGCAACGGCCCTAAACCCGGCTGATCTTCGCTGGTATTAAAATAAATACTTGACGTATTAAACGGGTCAAGCGTGCGGTCAGTTTCTTTCTGTTGCATTGACACAATCATCGTGCCTGCACCAAACGAGTCAATCGGTTGTTTACGGCCGCGCGACACTCGAATGTTTGTTACCTTGTCGGTAATGTCGTAAAACTCCTCGCCGTCACCGTCAAGCACGTCAACGCCGTCAAGCAAACTTTCGTCAAGAATAAACGCATCTTCGTCAAATCCTGCACCGATCTCTAGCGTGTAACTACCGCCTGTAACAAGTGTTGCTGGCATTATGTTGCGATAGCCGTTAGCGGCCCGTAAACTTGTTTGTATTGCAACAGCGCGTTGTAAACCGATTGCCCGATCTCGGCGCTGGTTGATACGCCACCGCTGACGTTTATAACAACTGGCGCTGCAGCCTCTTTTGCTGCAATGCGTTCAGCCATACCAAACGTCGTTAGACCGCCTTGAATGGTCACTAGGTCGCCCGGGCTACCAATTCCGCCACCACCGCCGCCTAACCCTTTACCGCCGCCTGAGCCACCGCCACCGATAATTGCTGGGGGCAAACTAGGCATACTTGGCAAACTAGGTGTGATACTGCCCGTGCCACCCTCTCGAGCCTGACCGCCGCTAGTCGCAGCGCCACCGCCACCAATACGACCCAAGTTGATTGTCGGCAACTTGCCAATATCAGTAAACGGGTTTATCAAATTCATGCCGTCAATAATTAAGTTAATTGCACCGATAAACGAATTAGCAAACAATTCAAAACCAGCAATCAAACTGTTCAAAACAAAATTGACAACGTTTCTAAAGCCCTCAAATTTTGTGTACGCAACTGCAAGACCAGTAACAAGCGCTGCAATGCCTAACGCAATAAGCGTAAACGGGTTAGCGGCCATAGCAAAATTAACTGCCAAGATCGCTGTCGCAATAGCGCTAATCGTGCCGGCAATAAACAAAAACGCTTTAGGGTTTTTTTGCGCCCAGTCAGCCATGCTCTGCAAATACGGCAACACTTTTTGCAACACGGGCAACAAACCTGCACCAATGCTTTCTTGTGTTTCAGCCAAACTATTTTTTAATATTTTGAACTGACCTGCAGCGGTGTTGGCAGACTTTGCGGCCGCGCCACCAAAGTTGTCATTTAACGCAAGCATCACGGTGTCGAGTGATGCACCGTCTTTAATCATGCCTTTCATCTCAGGCGACAACGCTTGCAAGCCTTTCATATTGCCCGCGTAAGCCTTTGCAAGAGCATCAGAAATTGTGGCTAAATCCGCCCCAGTTGACGCTGAAATATCCTGCGCAAGCGATAGCGCGTCAGTAGCCTCGCCAACATTCTTTGTACCGACAAGTAGTGCGCTAAAGGCTGGCCGTAACTCGCTATCAGCCGTACCAGTCGCCCTCGACATAGCCGAGATCATGTCCTCAGTCGCTGCCACCGTTGCGTCAGTAGCGCCCACAACGTTTTGCATTGTGTTAGCCAAAATCGCTTGTTGCTGTTCGTCTTCGGCTGCCGCCTTTGCAGCCAAGCCAAGCGCGCCCGCAACTGCTGTGATCGCAGCCGCCGCAGGTACAGCCGCTTTTTTAATTGCAAACTGTGCTTTTTCGCCAACAGTTTCTAACTGCTTAAATTCTTTAATTGCTTTGTCAATGCCTTTGCCGTCAAATTCGCTGACAATAGGTATAGATAATGCCATAATTAAATCTCGCTTTGCACAACGCGCATAGTTTTAGCAATCATCTTTGTCATCTCAGCCTCAATACCGCGACGCGCTTTATATACAGCCGGGCCAATAATTCGAGTACGACCAGCGCCAACAAACCCAAGTGCGTTACCTAACTTGTTTGAATTAGCACGACCGGCTGTTTCAAAGATTGCGGCCGCTGGGTCTTTTTGCTCAATAAGAATTACGCCAACGGCGTTACGTCGAGTGTCAAAGCGTACCTTTACGCCATTGACTGCTTTTGCAACTGTAAACGGAAAGTTAAGACGATCACGCCCTTCTTCTCGCCATTTATATTTCATGCCTGATAAAGGTAATTTAACTGCATATACTTTGTAAACATCTTGCGCTGCTTTTAACGCTGGCGCTGCGATTGCAGTTGCGTCTGCCTTAAAATCTTTTTGCAGTTGCGGGTCAATTTTACGCAAAGAGTTAATCGTCTGTTTGACCCCGACAATCTCAATAGTTGTTGATGCTGGCATTGCGCTACCTCTTTTGCTTATTCAATAGCGTAATCACCGTTATCAGGTCGCGCGTGTCAAACTCGATTGTCGTAGGCCAATACCCTGTTGCGACT